GACTGGACACAGAAACAGGTCAACGAGGAGGTGGAACGCATCATGGAAGAAAACGGCATGAACATGGACGACCCCACGTTTGGTCTTGGTGATTTCGATAACCCGAAGGCCAAAAAGAAAATCGTCAAGAAAGAAGAAAATGAAGAGGATGACAAGGGTGGTGACAAGGAGGATGACTAATGCCGATTGGAGTCTCCGAATACGAGCACCTTGCCGGTGAGATGCTCGCGCTCTACGAGGAAGCAGAACAGACCATGCTAAAACGCGTGGCGCGGAGGCTGGCTCGCGGAGTCACTACAGACGGGTGGACCGAAAAGAAATACGCCGAAGTCAATGCAGTAAAAAAAGAGCTTGCTGATGTAGTTGACGGCCTTGCTACAGGCCGCAGGACGCTGGCAAAAAACAGTTTGTACGGTGCGTACACAGGAAGCGCCGGCGCTTTTGAAACAGAGGCTTCCAAGTTCACTGATTGGGCAGGAATAACGAAGATTTCCCCCAATACGCAAAAAGTGGTTTCGATTCTGGCTGAGCTGAATGAATCTCTGGATGCTGCCGACAGAATGATACTCAGAAAGGCAAGCGATGCGTATGCCGATATTGTTGGCCGTGTTTCTGCGGAAGTGGCGGCAGGAACAATTACAGCAAGAGAAGCAGTAAAGCGAGAACTGGAACGCTTCGCGGTCCGTGGCATTACGAGCTTTGTCGATAAAGCTGGGCGTGCATGGGAAATGTCCACCTATGCAGAGATGGCAACCCTCACAGCCATAGAGAGGGCAACCATTCAAGGATATACGGACACGATGCAAGCATATGGGTTTGACCTTGCGGTTATTTCAGGTCATGTTGGCGCATGCCCGTTATGCGCTGCATGGGAGGGCGTGATTGTTTCCATTTCTGGAAACGACAAGAAATACCCATCATTGTCCGACGCTGAAGGCGCCGGGGTTTTCCACCCGAGGTGCTTGCATCACCTGTCAACCTATTACGAGGGAATATCAAAAGGAACCCGGGATCATCCGAGGAAAGTACGGGAGCCGAGCGCTGAGTATTCTTATCGCCAGAGGCAGCGAGCCTTAGAACGAAAGGTCAGGCAATGGAAACGCTGCATGGCTGTGGCAACGACTCCGCAGGACGAGCGTTTTGCATATGCCCACGTACGCAGATATCAGGCTTTGATCCGCGAGCTCCTTAGAGATTCCGATGAATACTTGCCGAGAAAGTATTGGCGCGAGGGCGGCACTGTCAGATTGAGTGCATCAGCAAAGAAATTGCGTCCTGTTACACTATGAACACACTGATTGGAGGGCGATACCATGGCGCGAACCAACAAAGCGTCCGCTGATATGACTTTGGAAAAGGCTTCCGAAGGTATTTGCATTTCGATTGAGGATGCAGAGCAGATCTACAGTCTGTTCCAGAATGTCGAAGTCGCAGACGCACATTTTTTCACCTGTCAGGCTGTCAATTTCAGACAGCATGTTCAGTCTGTATACAAGGCTGAAAATGTCCGAAAAGCATTTGAGGGCTTGAATGCAGCAATCAATATGGCGAAGGGAGGATAAACAGATGCTTATTGCGAATCGCGAGGACAAATCTATCAACGTCATTTCGGTAAATGAAAACGGAGAAGAAGTGTTCGCGGCGCATGCGAACTATTCAGATAGATCGATTTATGTATCGTTCGAAATGCTGAATGGTCAGTACTGCGCAGAAAACAAGCACGAAGTCGAGGGAGCTGTTTCGGCATTCCTCGGTCGTCTCAATGAGGTTTTGGCGTTGGATGGATTGATACAAGTCAAAAGCTAACGCAGCCACCTGAAGTAGTTTTAAGCGGTTTAATAACACGACAAGAGCGCATCTGTTCATCAGGTGCGTTTTTATATGCCGTCGTGGGGTTTCCACGACCTGCCAAGCCGGAAGAGAGCCGGTATAACAACTCAAAGCAGGAGGAAAGACACATGTATGAATTTCTGAAGCCTGTCCTTGGCGATGAGCTTTTTGCTCAGTTTGAAGAAAAGATGCAGGGCGCAAGCGGCATCACTCTCGCAAACATTGCGGACGGCAGCTACATCCCCAAGTCGAAGTTTGATGATGTCAACGGCAAGCTCCGGACTGCCAACCAGACTATCACGAACCTCAACAATCAGCTCACCGCAGCACAGGAAAAGAGCGGTACGGTAGAGGAGCTGACTGGAAAAGTAACCCAGCTCACGAATGACCTTGCAGATCGAGATACGAAGATTGCGCAGATCGGCATGAGGTATCGCGTAAAGGATGAGCTTCGCGGTATGGGAGTGCGCAACCCCGATATGCTGCTGAACATGCTCGACCTGAGCAAAGTCACCGAGCAGGATGGTAAGCTGGTCGGTCTTGTCGAACAGGTTGATCCTTACCGCAAGTCCGACAGTTACATCTTCAACAACACTCCTGCCATCCGTGGCGGCTTCGGCGGTTCCGTCGAACGGCAGGAAATCTCTACCGCCGATGCGAATGCTGCCATCCGCGCTGCGGCCGGCAGACAGTAACAACGATATGGAGGTAAACACCTATGGCTATCATTGATCGTGCTGGTGCGGAAGTTCTCATTCCTGAAGAGAATAGCCGCGAAATTATTCAGTGCGTCCCCGAACAGTCCGTGACCATGCGCCTGATGCGCCGTCTGCCGGATATGTCCACCAAGACCCGAGTCATGCCCGTTCTCGGCAATCTGCCCATGGCGTATTTCGTCGATGGCGACACCGGCTACAAGCAGACCACTTCCATGGCATGGGAAAACGTCAAGCTGTATGCCGAGGAGATCGCGTGCATCGTGCCTATCCCGGAGGCCGTGCTTGACGATTCTGATTACGACATCTGGGCGAATGTCAAGCCGCGCCTCGTCGAAGCGATTGGCGCGACTTTCGATAAGGCGGTCATTTTCGCCACCAACAAGCCTGCAAACTTCCCCAACGGCATCGTTCCTGCGGCCATCGCAGCTGGCAATGTCGTCACTCTGGATCCGGAAAAGAGCCTGTATCAGCAGCTTCTCGGCGAAGGTGGCGTCGCGGCACTGGTCGAAGAGGACGGCTATGTTCCCAATGGCTATCTCGGTGCCATTACCATGCGCTCCAAGATGCGCGGCACCGTTGACAACAACGGTCTCCCCATTTTCGGTCGCGCCGTATACCGCGACGGTGTGGGCACCCGATCCACGTATGAGCTGGATGGCAACGGTATCGAATTCCCCCGCACCGAAGTCATGGATGCTACCAAGGCTCTGCTGATCGGTGGCGACTGGAACGCTCCTGTATGGGCAATCCGTTCCGACATCAATACCAAGCTGCTGACCGAGGCTGTCATTCAGGACCCGTCTACCAAGGAAATCGTGTACAACCTTGCACAGCAGGACATGGTTGCCCTGCGTTGCACCTTCCGCGCTGGCTGGGCACTGCCCAATCCCATCAACCGCATCAACGGCGACAAGGATACCCGCTATCCGTTTGCCGTACTGGCCCCCGAAGCCGTAGGAGAGTAATTCATGAACATCCGACTCAAACAGCCTTTGCCGGTTATCGGTGGCAGAGTGCTTCCTGCCGGAATGGTTCTCGATGCGCCTGATCCCTTCAAGAAGCGGCTTGTTTCTGCTGGCAAAGCTGTTTGGGCGGATGAAGATCACGACGGGAGTAATGCTGTGGAGCATACTCCCGTTCCTCCCATGAAGCGCGCCGCCAGAAAGAAGGTGTAGCCATGGCAGACATCCACATTCATTGCGAAGAACCTACCTCCGATGAAATGGAAATGATGCGCGATAGAATGAGCGCGTACATTTTCCCCAACACTCCGCGCAATGAATCCGAGATTGCCGCATTCAACAAGGCTTGCAAATATCAGATCGCCCATGAGAAAACGATAGCCTCCCAAGTCGGGGACAACGCCGTGCCGGAAGGCACGAAGTCGTTCAATATCGGCGATTTTGCTATGAGCTTTGAAGATGGCGTAATGAGCTCACGGCTGACCAGAAAGACAATCTGCCCCAGTGCTCACGGCGTGCTCTTGCGTGAAGGCTTGCTCTATAAGGGCGTCGAAAGGGCGTGGTAACGTGGCTTTGATTGATGGTTTTCTCCGGCAGACGGTAACGATCAAGCCGTATATCCGCGAAGCCAGCGGAGGCCCAGTATACGGGGATGAAGAAGTCAGACGTTGCAGATTGCAGCGCGGCAGAAATCTACAGACCGTATACAAGAATGCGGATGGTCAAATTGATCAGACATTAGCGGACACGAAAATGTTTT